TTGAGAGGGTTCAGTTAAAAAATGTTGCCGAGATGAGATATAAGCAGGCACAAGAGGGGGGTGTCGACAATCTAGCACAATTAAAGTTTCCCTACAATACAAATTTAGAGCTGTTTGGTACGCCACTTTTCGCCCCAGGAATGTTTTATTTTGTCAATCCAAGCATGGCCGGCCTAGGTGAAGTGGGGGACTCTAGATCTTTGGCATACCAGATGAATTTAGGAGGTTACCATGTGGTATTAAATGTTAAAAGTGTGATCTCCGCCGGCAAGTACAGCACGAGCATCACTGGGAAACAAGTACAGCAAGGAAGACCTAGATAATGACCACAAATTTGACTGAATCAATATTTGAATCAAAGAAGAATATATATGATGAATATCGAACTAAATTTAAAGACGCGAGTGGCTTTGATTTAGAGAGAGGCCATCTATTTTATGGGCGCCTAGACCCTGACGGCGATGTCATGTTTCTGGACGAACCGTCAAATTTAAAGCAAATTTATGCCGGCAGCAAGAAAACTCATTTTGCAGTTGACTTTGTATGTGATGCATTTTCTAGTATGAGAAACCATATTAAAAAAGTTGCAGACCGCGGCCACCTCGACCGAAATGGCACGTACCCTCTCAACTTAAAGGTGCACAAAGCGTGGGGCCAAGGCGATTTAGGGTTTTTTTATAATCAATATATCAACAGACTATATGTTGATTTTGTCAACAACTACCTTGAAATTGACCGGCGCCATGAGAGAATAACAGATCATAAAACTTTTATTAAAGAGTTCTTACGATATTCGCTAAGGAATGCCTCTTACTTTCCGATCACTAAAACTGGGTTCATCGCGTCTATGCATTGCAGCCCATTTGCTAGCGGCTTAATGGTTGAAATAGCGCCTGAGAGACACGGCCTACCAACAAATACCAGAATTCTTTCTTATGTAAGAGACAAGAACTACCCCTTCTTTGACCGGGAGGTGAGAAAATTTGGCTTCATGATCGACAGGAACGCGCCATGGCGCTTTGTTTTTAATTTAGCTTCTGGGTGGGCAGGCACCGCAACAGGAGCTAAGCCCGCCGGAGCCCAATTTTTCATGGGGAATTATGGTATCAATTTTGAAAACGTATTTAAATTTTATTACCGCAAGGCGCATCTAGCAGAGCTGACAAATATAACAAACTTATTTTATTCTCTTTACGATAGTTTCTACAAACAATATGCAACATACGAAAATATAACTTATCATAAGGATGAGCATGGTGATAGTCGGTGTAACAAAATAGTCGTCAGCAGTGTAAGGAACAACCGAAGACCCCCACAGGAAATGATTGGAGAAGAATACTACGAGTACTGGTTAAAAATACTTCTTAAATTAAGATTTAAAGAAACCAACTACCACCACACGTCATATAATTTTAACTTTTTTATTAACGAATTGATAGATAGAAAAAGATTACTTGGGGTGGAATCTGGGTTGAATTATATTAATGAATTGACCAAGGGTGTTAGCGTGACTACCTTCAACACAAGAGGCAAAAACTGGCAGGGAGTTTCTGATCAAGAATATTACAAGAGACTACGACAGGGCCTAGAAAATGCTCAAGACCCCAGTCATGTACAGTATTCTTTGGTTGGCACCAAAAATATAAAATGAGGAAAAATTGATCTTTCAATCTCTGGATAATAAAAATGAATGCCCAGGTATATTTGTCGATGGCAAGCTGACGAATGACTATAAGAACACCAATCTTACCACAACTTGGTCACCTAGCTTACACTTCGCTGACCGAGTGGTTGATTGTGCAATTATACGCGCAGAGGGCGCCTCTTTAAATGATGTTTGCCCGGAAGACTTAAAAGAAACATGGCGCTCTATTAACGTGCGAGCTACAGCATTCTTAAAATCTTTTAAGAATAGCTGCATCAATTTAGAAGAGGTATGCTTCTACGATCTCTTGCCAAGCAAATTCTTATTGGAGTTTTTTGGGCTGAAAAACGATATTACCAAACATGTTGTGGAAAACTATGATAGGCCAAAAAACTATGATTTTATGTACGAACTGCTTATTTTTCTTAAAGAGGTCGAGCACCAAGAGCTAAATTTAAATTTCAAAAATCTGGATATGACAGATAAGCGTGTACGACAATCAATATCTAAAATTAAAGAATCCCCAGGAAAAATCAGATATAATCCATGGGGCACAATAACTGGCCGTCTGGCGACTCATAAAAATAGCTTCCCTATACTAACCTTGAATAAGGAGCTAAGGCCCGTAGTCGAACCAACAAACGATTGTTTACTAGAGTTGGATTTCAATGCAGCCGAGATCAGGGTATTGCTATACCTCTTGGGCCAAGATCAACCGTCCGAGGACATACATGGCTGGATATCTGAACATATATTCGGTAACAAGTTTGATCGAGACCAAAGTAAAAAGAAAGTCTTTGCCTGGCTTTATAATCCTCGCGCCCGCAATAAGAAATTAAATAAATACTTAAACCGCGACGCGCTGTACAGCAAGTATTACAAAGACGGGTTTGTTGAGACGCCCTTCGGACGCAAACTTGAAGTTGCCGAAGACAAAGCAATCAATTACCTTATTCAGAGCACAACTAGCGATTTGTTCTTGACTTCTGCCATTAAAATCTCTAAGATTCTAAAGAATAAGAGATCTAATATATATTTTTGTATTCACGATAGCCTGGTTCTTGACTACGCGAAAGAAGACCGCAGCCTCATCGACGAGATCATACATCAATTTTCGAATACACAATTCGGACTGTTTAAGGCAAACCTAAGTATGGGAAAGAACTTCGGAGCAATGAGGGCGATTAAATGAATATTGTTGGCCTAGGCAACGCTGGTTGTCAAATTGCAAAAAACTTTAAAAATTATGGACAGTATAAGGTTTTTTGTATTGATGTGGAGGACAAAGGGTACCCTACGTTTTTACCATTAGAGTATCAAAAATCCCATGAAGATTATGAAAAAAACTATAAGACGTTGGATTTGGATGACTGTCATGGCGCCACAACATTTATCGTCTGCGGCTCAGGCGATGTAAGCGGTTGCGCGCTGCGAGTGCTGGAGCAACTAAGAGAAAACCCTACTACGCTCATTTATATAAGAGCTGATAAATCACAGCTCTCTCACGAGCAGGGGTTGAAAGACAAGGTTACTTTTAACGTTACACAGAACTACGCGCGTTCCACGTTGCTGGAAAATATGTATATTATTGATAATAGCAAAGTCGAATCAGCACTGGAGCAAATATCTATTAAAACTTACTGGCAAGATATAAATAACATAATTTCCAGCACATATCATATGTTAAATGTCTTTAATAACACAGAGCCCCTGCTAGCCTCCACTTCTCCAAAACCAGACTTTGTCAGGATTGGCACCTTAGGATTGGTTAATTACGAGACAAGCAAAGAAAAATTATTTTATGATATAGAATATCCTAGATCTAAGAACTATTTCTATGGCATCAACGAAGAGACACTTGAAAAAGATAGAGAAATCCTTCATAATATACGAGAATTCATAAAACAAGAGGCAACCGAAAAAATCGCGGCCAATTTTTCCATATTTTCAACTTCTTATGAACACAACTATATTTATTCTACGCACTATGCATCATTTATACAAGAACAAAAAATAGAATAAATTATTTACTCTTAATTTCGAGTTATTATTATGTATTCAGACGGTCGGAAGATTGGCCGATTGTACTATAGCTAAAAGCAAAAAGGAGAAAATACTATGGGTATTGATTTAGCAAAGATGAAGGCAAAGCGCGATGCCTTGGAAAATCGCGGTGGACAGAGCGTATTTTGGCGCCCTGAGGATGGGGAGCAGACTATCCGTATTGTACCGACACCGGATGGTGATCCGTTCAAGGAATACTGGTTCCACTACAACCTGGGCAAGAATCCTGGTTTTTTGAGCCCAAAGAAGAACTTTGGCGAAGACGACCCGTTGAACGACTTCGTGCGTACGCTGTACAAGGAAGGCTCAGATGAATCCATCAAGATGGCTAAAGACCTATCAGCGCGCCAGCGATTCTTCGCTCCGGTTATTGTTCGTGGCGAGGAGGAGAAGGGTGTGCGACTATGGGGCTTTGGCAAGACTGCCTACAAGGAGCTACTGAATCTAGTACTCAACCCTGAGTACGGTGATATCACCGATATCAGCGAGGGGACTGATCTTACGATCAATTATGGTAAGCCCCCAGGAGCACAATTCCCGCAAACAACCATTACCCCACGACGTAAGCCTTCTCTGATGATGAAGGACGAGGAGAAGGCAGCTGCATATTTAGACCAGATCCCTAGCTTTGATGATGTCTTCGAGCGTAAGACTCCGCAGCAAGTTCAAGCTATGCTAGACGAGTTTCTTCTTGGCGAGTCTGATGCAGAAGATGTGTCAAATGAGTCGACTAAATATAGCGGAAACTCTAACAGCTCTGCGGTTGATCAAGCTTTCGCTGAACTCTTGTCATAAGTCCTCCACCGCAGGGAGGCCTGGGTTTACAGAGGCCTCAATTTAAAATTTAATACTAGTTATTGTTATGGATGCTTTCATAATAATAGCCATGTCAGTTGGTTTATTTATTTCAGGCGTGTCATTAGGTGCCTTCTTGGAAAACAAGAGGCTTTACTCGGTAAAGCTAGTGCAAGAGATAAATGAATCTCTTAAAGAAACACAACAAGTGCTAATTCCGCTAGCGGACAAGATAACACATTTTGACATGAGGCAGGAACGCTTTATAAATCACACTCTCATTGATTACAAATTTATGAGAGATCCAGAGATAACAATGGATATCCCTGTTTATGAGTCTCTAACGGGGGAATTAAACTTAAAAGAGGAAGAATGGCAAAGAAACCAAAGAAACTGGGAAGATTAAGCATTGGAGAGATGAGAAACCTCATCAACAAGAAAGCAGGTATGGAGGTCGCTTTCGACTTGACGAAAGAAAACCCTACCCAAGTTAAGGATTGGATTCCAACTGGCTCAAGGTGGCTGGACAGTGTCATATGTCGCGGAAAGCTAGCCGGTATACCGATTGGCAAGGTTGTAGAAATCGCTGGACTAGAGGGCTCTGGCAAGTCTTTTATGGCTGCTCAAGTCGCAGCTAATGCTCAAAAAATGGGCATTGACGTTGTTTATTTTGACGCGGAGTCGGCTATTGATCCTGAGTTCTTGGCCGGCGCCGGCGTCGACGTCGACAATATTCTTTATTTGCAACCTCCGAGCGTCGAATACGTATTGGAGACCATTGAAGAACTCCTGGGCACAAACGAGAATCGGATGTTGTTTATATGGGACTCCCTTGCACTGACTCCTTCGGTGAGTGATGTTGAGGGCGACTTTAATCCACAATCATCCATGGCAGTTAAGCCTAGGATTTTAGCAAAGGGTATGTCAAAGTTGACCGTGCCTATCGCTGCTTCAAAATCGACATTTTTAGTTTTGAACCAACTAAAGACCAATATTACCAGCAATGTAGCGGAAGCAATGACAACACCTTACGTCACTCCTGGCGGTAAGGCCATGCATTACGCCTATTCTCTGCGTATTTGGCTAACAAAAAGAAAGGCCAAGGCTAGCTTCATTATAGATGACAACGGCTTTAGAGTCGGCTCTGAAGTAAAAGCCACACTCAAGAAAAGCAGATTTGGAACTGAGGGCCGTCAGTGCACTTTCAAAATCCTCTGGGGCGGAGATGTTGGCATTAAAGATGAGGAGAGTTGGCTTGAAGCCATCAAGGGGTCGTCTAGCTTAAGACAGTCTGGCGCATGGTACAGCATAGTATACAAAGATGGTAAGGAAGAGAAATTTCAAGCCGCTAAATGGCTAGAAAAACTGAAAAACGAGAAGTTTAAAAAACGAGTGCTTGAAATAATGGACGAAGACATTATCATGCGCTTTGAGAAGAAAGAAGGCAAGGCAAAAGGCTTTTACGA